GAGAAAAGGGGTCATGGGCTTTATCTAAGACTCATTTTGATATCTTTATTTATATTCTTGATTATTTGGGTACGGAAACCGAGGATACTATAGTCCGGGAACAGATTATAAAGCGGTTGATAGATTTTAACTTCTCTCAACCTAAATATCCTTATTTTAAATTTAAATCACTGATTAAAGAGGACCAGGAAGCTAAGGCTAAGATCGCTAAAATGTTAGTCGATGCAGGGTTGATAAATGCAGAGGAAGAGTGGGTCCGGGGATTTTTGAAGATCCCGGCCAAAGAGGAAGGGATAATTTTACCTGAACCCAAACCAAAACCCGGGGGCTTTACGGAAGATTATCAGGCCAAACTAAAAAGGCAAACTAACCAATATGAAAAAAAATGTAACTTTACCCGGATAGTCAAAAACTTAGATGAATGGGAAACAAAGGCTAAAGAAGATCTTATAGAGATTATAACCAAGCAGAAGGAATCCCTTAAAAAAGATATTTTAAAAAGGAAGATCATTGAAACCAATTCGGCTTCCCAGATAGAAAAGATCCAGTTATCTTATGTCGGAGAATTAAAGAATAAAATCCAGGAATATCTAAGGGATTTATGGCAGTATGGCCGGGAAGAGGTAAAAAGTGAACTGGGTAAGATGAAATTTGTCGATATAGTCCCCGGTTTGCCACCCAAAAAAGCCCTGCAGTATCTAAATAATAAATCCTTCTGGATCGCCGGGGTGATAAGGGATAGCGTTTTAAAGGAAGCAAGGGCAATTTTATATAACGGTTTAAAAGGCGGGGCCACTACCCCGGAAATAATGTTTCAGTTGGATGGATTTTTTAAAGAATATATCGGGACTCCTGCAATAGAGATAAAAACCGGAAGAGAATTAACTCCCTGGCACCTTGAAAATGTAGTGAGAACCAATTTTAGCGATGCCTATAATGAGGGTCGTTGGGCCATGATGAACGATCCGGATGTGGGGGATTTTGTCCCGGCGGTTGCCTATTCTTCTGTCATGGATGATAGGACTACAGAGATATGTGAACGGTTAGATGGCCAGGTATTTGAAAAAGGCGATCCTGATTTGGCCAGGGTAAAGCCACCTAATCATTATGAGTGCAGGGGAACTCTAGTCCCGGTTACTAAATACGAAAAATTTACCCCCATATCTAAGGAAAGGAAAGCGGGGATTATGGCTATAAAGCCTAAAAATTTTATAAATTTGGAAGGAGAGGAGTTATATGCCTTACAAGTATCCGGATAACATCCCGGAAGGGATAAAGGGTCTACCGGCTGAAGCTCAAAAAACCTGGATCGATATTTATAATAATGCCTACGAGCAATATAAAGATAGGCCGGAAAGGGAAGGTTTAGCCAATGCCACAGCCTGGGCCGGTCTTAAAAAAGCAGGTTGGAAGAAAGACAAAGAGGGTAACTGGATCAAAACCGAAACCCAGGGGAATTTAAACACCATGGAACTGGCTTTGTTGGAGAATTATTCCCAGACTTATGAATTAAAAAATGTCGAGGTATTTGGTATCGGAACATGGAAGGGTAACAAAATAACCGGTGGGGATCTTGATAATATTGTGAATGGCACTAATGAAATAATTGATAAACTAAGACCCAGGGTAAAACTGGGCCATAATGACAAACAGGAGTTGCTGAAAAAAACAGGGTTGCCGGCTGGTGGCTGGATCACCAAATTAAAAAGAGCCGGGGATAAAATCCTGGTGGACATAAAGGAAGTGCCCAAGGTCCTGTATCAGTTAATCAAGAATGGAGCATATAAGAGGATATCAAGCGAACTTTTATATAATTATACCGAGCCCAGCACTAAAAAAGTATATAAAAAGGTCCTCTCGGCAATAGCTTTTTTGGGGGCTGATCTACCGGCAGTAACAAATTTAAAAGATATTGCTGCCTTATATGATTCTGACGAGAATGCTAACTTAATTATATACGAAAAGGAAGGAAAGAAAACGACCAAAGAGGTCGATAAAACAAGAAAGGAGACTTATATCATGCCGAACGGAATAAAGATCACCGAAGTAGAAGGGAAGAAATTTGTCGCGGTGGAAGATTACGAGAAACTGGAAAAGGAGAAGAAAACTATCGATAAAGAGAAAGAGGAATCTAAGGGATTCAAGGAGAAATTTGAAGCCGAAGAGAAAAAATCCAAAGAAGCAGAAGAAAAACTAAACAAAATCTCTAAGGAAACAAGGGAAGCCGAGATTAAAACCTTTATTGATGATCACTGCTCCGAAAAAGACATGCGTTTTCTACCTAAGCAGAAAGAAGTTTTGATGGCTCTTGTAGAGTCCACTTCTGACGAAAAAAAGATCAAGTTTACGGTAGACGACAAAGAGACTGAACTTTCACAACGGGAATTACTGGTAAAATTTATCGAACTTCAACCTAATTTCTCTGACTCCATTTTTGCTGAATTAAGCAAGGGCGAAGAGGAAGAGGAAGAAGGCAAAGATAAATTAACTCCAGAAGAAAAGAAGGTCCAGAAGTACATGGCTGATCATAAAGACGTATCCTATCGAGAAGCAGTCCTGGCCTGTCTGGATGCTACCGAAGAAAAAAAGAAAAAATAATTTAATAAAATTAATTAAATAAAGAGAGGTGTTAAATAATGTCTCAAGCTGCCGGTGTTTTAGATTTAACTTTTAAAGCTGGTGCAGATCTAACTAATTTACAATATCACTTTGTAAAAATTGGAGCTGGCGGTATTGTCGGTTGCGGTGTTGCTAAGGAACTTTCTACTGGAATTTTACAGAATGCTCCCGATGATAAAAAGGCTGCCAGGGTAAGATTACTGGGCACAAGTAAATTAGTAATGAATGAAGCATGTGGTGAGAATGCACTCTTGGCTTCTGATGTCAATGGACATGGAGTAATAGCAGCTGCGGAAAAAGATTATGTCGGAGCAATAGCTCTGGAAGCTGCCGGGGGTATAGATGAAATAATAGAAGTTTTAATTACTAAATTACATCTTAAAGTTACCTAATAAATAATTAACAATTTATAAAAGAATCGAGGTGAAATTAAATGCCAGGACCGGAAAATGTGCATATTGATAAAATTTTAACTAATATCTCGATAATGTACCGCAATGCGGCCTATGTCGGAACACAAATAATGCCAATCGTGCCGGTTAAAAAGAAATCGGATATATATTATATATATGATTCTAAAGCTGATCGGTTTAGGATTCCCAAAACTTTGAGGGCTCCCAAGACCGAATCAAGAACTGTGGATTGGAAAGTAACAGAGGATGGCTATAACTGTGATGAGCATGCCTTAAATGATTTAATTGATGATATAGAAAGAGACAATGCGGATAAGCCCTTAAATCTCGAGGTAGATACTGTGGAATTTTTAACTGATATCCTTCAATTAGGTTTAGAGATGAGAATTAAAGATATATTGGAAGCAAACTTATCGGCCAATGCTCCAAGTATTAAATGGGATGTTTATACTGATGGGTCTGATCCTATTGGAGATATTGAAACCGGGAAGGACGCTATTCACAAAGTAATTTTTAAAGAACCCAATGTATTGTTATTAGCAAAATCTGTTTATGACAAATTGAAACACCATCCCGATATTCTGGAACGGATTAAATATGTCCAAAAAGGAGTAGTTACCCCTGAACTTATGGCCAGTGTATTTGAAGTGGAAAAGGTGATAGTCGGTAAGGCTGGTTATAATACAGCCAAAGAAGGCAAGACCGCGGTTTATAATTACCTCTGGGGTAAAAATGCCATATTGGCCTATGTTGAACCTAGACCCGGAATAAAGAAATTCTCTTTAGGTTATACCTTCCAATCTAAGAAATTTCAGACCAGAAGGGCAAGGATAGAAACAAAACATAGTGACTGGTTTGAAGTGGGTTCTATTCAAGATGAAAAGATGGTTGCTGTCGCTTGTGGATATAGGATGTCCCCGGCAATAACCTAATAAATAAAATTAGAGGGGGAGGATTATGTTCTCTCCCTCTAATAATAAGGGAGATTTAAATGTCCTTTTGTGATGATATCGATGTATTGACTAATCTAAATATGTCGTCAACCG